AGTGAGCGCAACATAGCATCAATTCAGAATGATCGTCAGCAAGTAATAAGACAGGCTGTAAGCTCTAACAGCGTACTAAGGTTGGCGGCATGAAGTTAGCTGATGCACCGTTCAATTTAAACTCTAAAGCGCATCTCAAGGTGCGCTATATCTTTGAGCGTAATGATCACGAACTAGAAAACGCTATATTAGATTTAGTTTGTGGTGAGAAAACACGTTGGACGCCCAGTGAGTGGAAGGTAGTTATAAACCACATCACATCGTCTGACTTAACTGTTGGCGAGTACATCAAGCCATACACGGAGAAATAAAATGGAAATTAATCTATACAGAACAGGCGATTACTCTTCTTTGAGAGAAGCCGCACAGAGTGGGGGTGCTTATAAGATACATTGTAACTCTGATGTAGATATGGATTTGGTTGAACACATTATCTATCAGACTGCCTCAATGTTTGGTTATTCTCCAAGTTCATATAATATTAATCAACAACTTGAGGATAGTAAATAATGACAATAAATTTATTTGGTAACATTACATTCAGCATTGGACTACGGAACGGTGTCGGACTTGATCTAGAGTTTGTAGATAGTCGCCCTATTTGGGTGAGCAGTGATGATTGGTTTGGAGTTAGGCCCGCATCTTTTGAAGGCGTGATAATTTTATTTCCTTTTATTATTATTACAATTGGTCAGGCTTTTGAGGCCAGAGATTAGTAACGGAGGTATCAAGTGTTAGAAAAGATAAGCATAAACAAAGACTCAATGAAATCGGTATGCTCCAATACCTTGTTGAAGATGGCAAACTGGATTCAAGAAGAGAAGACAGAGATGACAAGTAAGTTTGAGTCTAGATTTATTAAGACAGTTAGGACTATGGTTGTGTTGGCCGCACTGCTCACAATCATAAATGTTATTTTAGTTTTAAAAGGATAAAAATATGAATATGTTATTAGCAATAGTATCTATAACAGCTTGTGTATATGCAGTAAAGCTTTGGTATGTTTCTGAGCTAATGATTTCAGAACTTAAAAAGGAGAGCGAAGGTGAGTAACTTTGATTACAAAGACTCCGATGATTGGAAAGGTTTAATACTTGTAGCAGTTATAGCGGCAATAATTATAACTGTTATAGCGATAAATAAAATATAACTTGACAAACTTACAAGAGTGTGGTAATATGTGCGCTCTATTTTTAACCAACAGAGGAAAGTAACATGGCAATACTCGAAGGCTCAGCATACTGGGCATCAGTCACAACACCCAACACAACCTTTGAACCTATCTATTCAGTCAACTTGGTTGTTGATGAAGCTACCGCTGAAGATTTTAAGGCGCGTGGATTCAGCATCAAAGACATGGAGGAAGGCCCTGCTCTTTTAATTAAGCGTAAGGTCGAAGGGCCAAACGGTATGGTAAGACAGGCTCCAAAGCTTATCGACCAGTATAAGAATCCTTTGGATGCTCGTGTAGGTAACGGCTCCACTGTGAGAGTTCAGTACAATGAGTGGGAAACCACAAACAAGTATGGGACTTTCAAGGGTCTAGACTTCCAAGCTATGCAAGTGCTTGATCTAGTAGAAGTCGGGACACCTGATGGCGAAGAACTGGGTATAACAGCAGAACCATCTATGGAGGATGAACTATGAGTGACGCACCACAATACACCTACATCAAAGACGATGTGACTTATGACGTAGGGCAACTATCACCCGAAGGACAGTCAGTGTTTGGAGTACTAGTCAATGCACAGGGTAAGTTACGAGAGGCAGAGTTGAATGTTACACTCGCTCGTGCATCTATTATGACTTTAACTGGTAGCATGGATGAGCATTTAGTAGACGAGGCTATCATTGAGGCTACCGCTGACGAGGAAACACGAGGTAACAAATAGGAGTAAGGCGTATGCCTTTTGTTAAACACAAGCTACCTTGTCCCGCTTGTGGAGGCAGTGACCCAGTTTCAGTTAACGACAATGGCTCTGGGTTCTGCTTCAGTTGCAGGACATACTTACCAAACTATAGCACAGCGGAAGTGCAACACAATGATGTAGAAACGGAGTTTGAAATACATCAAAGGAACAGCAAGATGAACAATAGTTCAACAGCTACGTTTAATGAATTGACTGATCGAAAGATAAGCTTAGAAACAGCTAAGAAATATGGGGTAAAGTCAACACTACTAAATGGTAAGATTGATAAGCACTACTACCCCTACTACAATGGACACGAGTTAGCAGGTACTAAGATACGTAAACAGAACAAAGAGTTTGCGTGGACAGGTAGTCCAAAAGAGGTGGGGTTGTTTGGAGAAAATCTGTTTAAAGCAGGCGGTAGATTTATAACTTTAACAGAGGGTGAATGCGATGGCATGGCCGCTTACGAGCTACTTGGTTCTAAGTGGCCTGTCGTTTCTATAAAGTCAGGGGCGCAAGGTGGCGTAGGTGATGTTAAGAATAGCCTAGAATACCTTGAATCCTTTGAGTCTGTTATCATTAACTTTGATAACGATAAGCATGGCAAAGAAGCGGCTCAAGCCGTAGCAAAACTATTAACACCAAAGAAAGCTAAGATAATGACACTGCCCGTGGATTACAAGGACGCTAATGATATGTTGCGTCAGGGTAGACATGCGGCATACGTCAGTGCTTTCTGGGATGCTAAAGTCTATACACCTTCTGGTGTTTTGAATCTGTCTGAACAGCTTGAAGCATATCAGAAACTACGGCTTGAAAGAAAACAAGCGATACCTTATCCTTGGTATGGTTTAAATAAAAAGCTAGAAGGTCTACGAGAAGGAGAGCTAGTTACTCTGACAGGTGGTACAGGTCTGGGTAAATCTTCTGTCACTAGAGAACTTGAACACTGGCTTATAAATAAAACAAAAGATAACGTGGGTGTAGTAGCACTTGAAGAGAACTGGTCACGAACTGCCGAAGGAATCATGGCGATTGAGGCAGATGCTAAACTGCATTTAGACAGCGTTAAGTCTACTTACACCCCCGATCAATTGGACGAATGTTTTAAGAAAGTATTCATGGGTGAGAACGAGGGGCGTGTATGGATTCATGCACACCACGGAGTCAATAACCTTGAAGACATCTTTAGCAAGCTACGCTACATGATAATTGGATTAGATTGTAAATGGATTGTAGTGGATCACTTGCACATGTTAGTCCTATCCACCCTTGAAAACGATGAGCGCAAAGCCATAGATCAAATTATGCATCGACTAAGAACGATGGTTGAGGAGACAGGATGTGGCATGATTCTTGTATCACACCTCCGCAGGATTGATGGCAACCGTGGACACGAGAACGGTATTGAGACAGGTCTTAATCATCTTAGAGGTAGTCAGAGCATTGCTCAGCTAAGTGATTGTGTTCTTTCCTTGGAGCGCAACCAACAATCAGACGATGAGATCGAAGCCTCCACCACTAAGGTGAGGGTACTGAAGTCTAGGTACACTGGAGATGTGGGTGTAGCTACCAATCTTTTATATGATGGTAACACAGGAAGGCTCAGAGAGTTAGATGCTTATGATCCCTCTCAATTTGAGGGAGACATTATATGACAACCACCTTTAACGGGTTCGAGATAGATAAACACAATAAATTGTTTAGGCCTATAACTGTTATAAGGTGGGCGCATTACACTGTCGAGGGTATAAAAATAGCAATAGAACATGACGTTCTGTCATACTACTACGAAGAGATGCTTAAAGATTCACGGAGTCCACATGAATAAGAAGTGTAACAAGTGCGGGGAGGTTAAGGAGCTTACGTATTTTTATAAAAGAAAGAATGCCAAGGACGGACATGAGTACATCTGTAAAGTATGCACTAAGTCTAAGACTAAAGCTTGGTACGAAGCTAACAAAGAAAGAAAAGCTATCACGGGCTTAGCTTGGCGCGAAGCAAACAAAGAAAAAGATCAGGCTTATAATAGTTCTTGGCGCAAAGCAAACAAAGAGAAAATAGCCCTTGCAAGTAAGGCGTGGATAAAAGACAACCCTGAAAGAGCGCGGGCTAATTGGAAAGCTTGGCGAGAAATAAACAAAGAAAAAGTGGCGGCTAAGAACAAGGCTTGGCGAGAGGCCAATCCTGAAAGGTCGCGGGCCGCCGTTAAAGCTTGG